GAGGGGGGTTATTAGTTTACCCCCCAATTTAAACACAAGTGGTACGCAACTATTCATATATAACGAGTAGGGGGTGTCGCTTTTAAAAAAGACGCGAAAAAATGAGTCAAGAAAAAGATAAAACAAAGTTTGGGAAGTTCCTACAAAGAAACGAGGGAGCATTCATAGGTCAAGGATTTGGAATGTTAAATGCCCTATTTCAGAGAGGAAATCAAAAATACTTAATGGGAGTACAACATAGAAATGCAATGGAACAAAATCAGCAGATGCACGATCTAGCATATGATATGTGGAATAAAACGAATTATCAGGCACAGTTAAGACATATGAAAGAGGCAGGATTAAACCCAGCATTAATGTATGGAGGATCAGGAGCAGGAGGTCAAACAATGGGATCCGCAGGATCTGGAGGAGGAGCAGGATTAGGACAGGCACAGAATGTAGCACCTATGGATGTAAGCAATATGATGTTAGCAAGAGCTGAAGCAGATCTAAAAAGAGCACAGACAAAAGATCTAGAAAGTCAAACGAAAGAAAGAGACGAATGGAAAAGATTAAATATTACTGCAAGTACACAGGAAATATTACAAAGTATTAAAGAAAGTAAAGTACGATCAGATTATATAAAAGAACAGGAAAGAGGTCAATGGTTACAAAATAGAATTACCGATGCAAGTAGTGAAAGTCAAATATTACATTATTATGAGGATTATTTGAAAGTACAAGCAGAAAAGAGATTATTACTAGTAAGAGGTGGAATAGAAGAGGCAACAGCAGATGAACAAATAGCACAAGCAGGTTTAGAAACATTAGGTAAGGCATTAGATAATACATTAAAACAAGCAAACATAAACTTAACTAATAGTCAAACGGCTAATGTGGTTAAAGATACAGAGAAAAAAGCAGTTGAAATGGAAACAATGTTAAGGAATACAGAAGTAGGAGAAAGACAGGCGAAAGTGGCCGAAGTGAATAATTGGTTAGAACAAAGAAAGCAGGAATTATTAAAAGTAATGAATGATGATAATATAGATAAGGATAAACAAATCGAAGTAATGAGATCATTAACAAAAATATTAACGACATTTATAACAAGTATAACGTGGTTAGCGACAACGAAAATGGGAGGAGATAATAGAGTAATGTTAGAAGAATTAAAGAGCGACCTAAAATTAAATCAACAATAATGAGAAGAAGAAGAAGAAGAAGAAGGTAGACAAATGTGCTTATATCCAAGATTAGGAATCAATAAAAAGTACATACCAAATAAGAAAAACAATTATTGTGCACCTAAAATAAAGGATCAGAGAACATTAAAGGTGCCTATTGGGTGTGGAAAATGTGTAGAATGCAAAAAGCAAAAGGCTAGAGGATGGCAGGTAAGGTTAAATGAAGATATAAGGAAGAACGACAATGTGTATTTTCAAACTTATACATTTAGTGAGATAGAATTGCAGAAAATAGATAATGGGATCTCAGGATTAAAGGGATATGATAGAGAAAACGAGGCGTGTAGAATAGCAGTAAGAAGATTTACGGAAAGATGGAGAAAGAAATATAAAAAAGCGTTGAGGCATTGGCTAGTAACAGAATTAGGACACAAAGGGACGGAAAGAATACATTTACACGGATTAATATGGCTTGAAAATAAGCCATGCAATCCTAGAGAAAGGAATTATAAAATATATAGTAAAGAATTTAAAGAGGGTAAAAGATACAGAAAATTGAATTGGTACGAATATAATAGAGAACAAATTAAAGATATAGGAGGTCAAGGAAAAAGAGGATCCAAAGAAAATAAAGGTAAATGGGATTACGGATATGTATATAAAGGAGATTATGTGAACGATCAAACAATAGGATATATAGTAAAATATATAAATAAAATAGATCCAGTACATAAAGAATATCAAGAGAGAATGTTTGTAAGTAAAGGAATAGGAAGAGGGTATATGTTGAGGAATGATAGTAAAAGAAATATCTTCAAAGGCGAAAGATCAATTGAAACCTATAAAACAAGAAGTGGTTTAGAATTAGCATTACCGATATATTATCGAAATTATATATATAATGAGGAAGAAAGAGAGAAATTATGGTTACAGAAATTAGATAAAGAAGAAAGGTGGGTATGTGGAGTAAGAGTAGATGTAAGTGATGGAATGGATGAATACTATAAGTTATTAGAAGAAAAGAGAAAAGAGAATAAGAGGGATGGTTACGGAAATGATGAAATCAATTGGTCCTTGAGAAGATACGAGAATGCAAGAAGAAGTTTAAAAAGGGCAGAGAGAATAGAGAAATTATACAGTAATGAAAAGGATCCAGAAAAGGCAGAAAGATTAAAAGCCCAAGCTGAAGAACAAAGACGTAGAGTAAGCATATTAAAAGCTATGCTTTCTAATGAAAAATAGTTGTTTATGAAAGAGACAGAATGGGAAAAAATTATACTGGTAGATAAGTGGTTAAAAGAAAAGAGAAAAGATAAAAAGCGATCAATTAAAAAAAAATCACTATATTGAAAAGAAAACTATGTCTTACAACGAAAAACTATATAAACAATACAGAGAATCACGAAAACAAGAAAGGGAATTAATTGGATATAATAAACCTAAAGAAAGGTGGCGAACAGATAGCGTTTATGTAGATGTAGACACAGGAGAGATAATACTTAAGCGACAGTTAGAAACTGGAGAATATATTAAACTAAAAAAAATAGAAAACTATGAAATCAAAGAAAACTGGAAAAATCGTAAAATTACAACAGAATGCCGAAGAAATCAAGGGCGACTTTGGGAAAACAACGAATGAAGAGTTAGTACAATTTGAAGAGATAAAAGATACACCCTTTCAAGTAGTAACAGAACACGGAATGAGTTGGGGAGCATTAGGAAATTATAGATTAACAGAACCAAACGAGAATAAAATAAAAGTAAGAGACGAATTAAAAAAAATTAGTTGGAATAGAATTATACAGGTAATAATGATATTGGACGAAATAAAAGAAAAAGTAAATATTAATAAATTAAAAAAAGATAAATGAAAACAACTTTAGGAGGAGACAGATTAGGATCCGGAAATAAGCAAGAAATACACTTAAAAAACTATAAAAGGTCAACACACGACTTAAGCTATGTATGGCGAAGTAGTATGGCAAGTGGAACATTAGTACCATTTATGTCAGAAGTAGGGTTGCCCGGCGATAGTTTTGATATAGATTTAGATGCTGATGTAAAAACATTACCAACAGTAGGACCATTATTTGGGAGTTATAAGGTACAATTAGATGTATTCGAATGTCCAGTAAGATTATATCAAGGAAAATTACATATGAATATGTTAAATATTGGTATGGATATGAGCGAGGTAAAATTACCACAATTTGAGACGAGTGCAGAATATGATCCGGCAGTATTAGATGATAATAGTCAGATAAATCCGAGTAGTATATATGCATACTTAAATGTTAGAGGATTAGGAAGAAGTATAAACGGACAAGCAGGAACAGTTACAAGACAATTTAATGCAGTACCGTATTTGAGTTATTGGTCAGTATATAAGCAATATTTTGCAAATGTACAGGAAGAAAGAGGATATGTAATACACGGAGGGAATCTAGATAGTGCATTTAGAATGATTAATACAGTTGTAACAGTAGCAGGAGTTGACAGTATAGTAGAAACAAATATAAATTCAGCAAATCAAGTAGATACAGATCCACAAAGTACACAACAACCACAAGTTAGTTTAACAATGGTTATAAAGTGGAATAGTGGAGGAACACCCGCAATAGGAAGTCCTGTGGCTAGTGATATAATAATAGAGGTAAATGGAGTAGATCAACCATTAACAGATTTATTTAATAATGTAAGTGTACCAACGGCGGACGGGGAAATAGATGCTGAATATACAGTTACAGCGACAGATTATATAGGAATTATTGGAGTAGCAGATTGGGATGCTTCAGCAAACGGAGATATACCAAATACTATAACAGATATAGGAGTAGGACCACCACAATTAACAGAATTCCCACTAGACAATATTGATGATATGAGAATGCAAATATTAGAAGATGTAAGAAGTCCAAATGCATTTGTAATAGATAAAGACAGTATAGCACCATATGGATTAGGATTAGGATTTAACGGAGATTGGGAAAAAGCATATAAATTAAGTAGTCAGGAGGGATTAGGAATTAAAACGTATCAGTCAGATTTATTTAATAATTGGATAAGTACTGAATGGATAGACGGAGCAACAGGAGTTAATGAAGTTAGTAAAGTATCAACGGCAGGAGATGAGTTCACAATTGATGCATTGAATTTAGCAAATAAAGTATATAATATGTTAAATAGAATAGCAATATCCGGTGGAACATACGACGATTGGCTAGATGCAGTATATACACACGAAAGAAATAGAGGAGTAGAGGAGCCAGTATATAGAGGATCATTAATAAAAGAATTAGCATTTGAGGAAGTTGTAAGTAGTGTAGCTAGTGATGTACCAACAGGAGGAGCAGAAAGCAATTACCAACCGTTAGGAGAATTAGGAGGACGAGGAAGATTAACACGAAAAAACAAAGGAGGTAGAGTAAGAATTAAATGTAACGAGCCGTGTGTAATATTAGGAGTAGTAAGTTTAACACCAAGAATAGATTATAGTCAGGGGAATGCATGGAGTGTGAATTTAAAGACAATGGATGATTTTCATAAGCCACCATTAGATGAAATTGGGTTTCAGGATTTAATTACAGATCAAATGGCGTGGTTTGATACAAAATGTAACTTTCAAGGAGATGTTGAGTATAAAAGTGCAGGTAAACAACCGGCGTGGATAAATTATATGACAGCAGTAAATCAATGTAGAGGAGATTTTGCAATAGATGGAAATAGTATGTTTATGACTTTAAATAGAAAATACGAGCAGAATAGTGATGGTATAGCAGATCTAACAACATATATAGATCCTAGTAAGTTTAACGAGATCTTTGCATATGGAGAATTAGACAGTCAGAATTTTTGGGTACAAATAAGTAATAGAATAACTGCTAGAAGAAAGATGTCAGCAAAAGTAATACCGAATTTATAAGATTATTAACAATTAAAACTAATAAAATGGGATATATAAAAAGACCAAGAGTAAAAAGTAAATTAACAAGTGTAGAATTATTAGAGGGGGAACCGATAGAATGGAAAGTAAGAAGAATAATGAAAAATGGAGAACCTATTAAAGATGGTGCACCTGAGATATTTACAGAAAGAAAAGAGGGAGTTTTACCGGCATACAACATAAGAACGGACCGGTGGGAAGTAGCGTGTGAGGCAATGGATAAAGTAAGTGGGAGTATCGAAGCCACCAGAGGTAAAAAGGTTAGTCCAAAGAAGAAAGATGAAAAGTCAGAATCTGAGGAATCTGGAAAAGTAGATAAGGTCAGCGGAGCCGAGTCAATAGTAGGCAAGGCAAGTACTGAATGATAAAGAGGGGGGGTTATTAGTTTACCCCCCAATTTAAACACAAGTGGTACGCAACTATTCATATATAACGAGTAGGGGGTGTCGCTTTTAAAAAAGACGCGAAAAAATGAGTCAAGAAAAAGATAAAACAAAG